ACCAAGCCTGACGACTTTGAAGAAGACAGCGATGAGATATTCATGGATACGCAGTTGTTGATGTTAGGCACATGTTGGGACGTACTTGAAGATGATGGCACAAATCCCGGCGCTAGCGACAAGTTTCGCATCCTGTTTCAGGATGCACTCAGTCAGTTCAATCGGCAGACTTTCAACATTCCCCTCGACACTATCATGTCGTCGCGTAGCACAGTCAACAGGTGGACCTGACTATGGTACAGATGCTTACGCGGCTCAAGCCATTAGGCAGACCGAAACAGCCGCGGCCTACACCAAAGCTCAACAACACTACTATCCGTGACTTTGGCGGTGGGTTGAACGTAGTTGACAGTGAGCAGAACTTAACAAGCAAGTTCTCACCAGTCTTCGACAACATGGTTACATACACCGACCGCCGCGCAGGTCCGCGCTTCGGCTATGAGATGTGGTTGAAGCTGAAGCAAGGCACTGAGACTGCTGTAGATGTTGTGGGTGGCGGTGTTGCTACGACGCTCGATAGCACAGTTGTGTCTATACTACAAACAGCACACGGTTACACTGCAGGCAATCATGTCACCTTTAGTGGCTTCGTTGATGTAGTCGCTGGTGTTAGTGGCATCACAGCGGCGATGATGAACAGAACGCACGACATACGCCGTGTAGTAGATGCCAACACCTACGAGATAGTGCTACCATTCAAAGCGCTAGCAACTGCTATCAGCGCTCCTATGAATTGGCACTGTGTGTATGACACACATGCACTCGGAGGTGAGCCTGTTGAGTGCTGTTACTTCGCCAACTTTGTACTGTTGTGGACTAGCACTGGCGAAATACTGACAATCGACCGCACAAAAGTTATACAACGTATATGGAGCAACAAGATAGCTGCAGCACTTCCCGGTGCGCCTATCGGTTGGAGCTACACTGAACTTGTTGCACATGATGTATTCGGTAAGGAGCTGATCTGTAGCAACGGGCGTGATAAGCCATTGAGTATAGACTTTACACGCACAGACGCAACGCAGTGGGTGTTGTATCTAGTAGACCCCGGCAACAGCTTTAGCAACACTAAGGTGCCAGCATTTGATGCGTGCAAGTCAGCGTTTAGGTTTTTCACCATTCACGATACAGAGCCAACCACAATACCACAACATGCTACAGACATACGTGTAGCGGCTAAAGACACCTCGATGGTCTACAGTGATAGTCCTAATCCTAACGACGCTGTTGACATTGACATGTCTAAGATCGCTGCTAGTCCTGAGCAGACAGTGCGCGGGTTTGCGACTATTAAAGACGCACTACTCGTCATCTCGCCTAGTTCAACAACGATGATGAAGCTCGGACTATACAACGATGCAGGTCAACACGACCCACAACCTATCGACACCTTGAATGGTTTTGGCTCCAATGCACCTCGTTCGATAGTAGAGATAGGCAGCGATGTGTTCATGTTGGACTTCAACGGTGTGCCTAGTGCTAAGCTGTCAGCACTCAGCAACGCAGTAGTGCCAGAGCGTGTGAGCAACTACGTCGAAACGATGCTGAGCAAGCACATTGGGCGTATGCGTAAGGACACCATGCGCTTGAAGACGTTCGGCTTCTACGATGGTAAGAACCACAACGTGCACTTCTACTTGCCGAAGTTCGATGCACAAGATGTACGCAAGTTGTCAGATGATCCATTCTACTTCGACCTAGACATGGCTAACCATGAGTTTACCAACCACTCATTGATACTTCGCCATGATGCGCACTTACTAGAGCAAGGTGACTTTATAACCATAGAAGGCGCTACAGGATTTAACACGATCTTACCTGAACACATCAACGGTATTCGTAAGGTGTTAGGAGTATTGAGTGAGAACTATTTGCTAGTAGAGATAGGCACTACTCTACCAGTAGTACCTAGCAGCAACACAAGTGGTGGTGGCAATCTCATTACAGTGAAACCTGTCATCGACGGCACCATTGGCTACATCTACCACTACGTACCACAGTTGAAGCTGTTTGCGTGGTCACGCTTCAAGACTAAGGAATATCTGCGCTTCAACTGCGGCTGTGGCACGTTAGAAGGTCGTGCATTCTTATTCACACCTGACGGCTACATGATGCGCTATGGTTCACCTGAGAACCCTGTGTATGCCGATTGGTATGGCATGTACGACTTCGTTTCATGGACGAGTGGGCAGACATATCACGCTAAAGAGCGTGTGTTCGACAGCCACGATGGGTTAGTGTACAAGTGCTTGCAAGATGTAACTACAACAGCCACAGACTTCCAAACTGCTCGTGAGCTAGAACCTGACAGTTGGGAAGAATACAAAGGTGAGCCTATTAGCTTCACATGGGAACTGCCGTGGAGTGACTTCGGTGCTAGACAACATACCAAAGCACTACGCTTCGTACATGCCGACGCTAATGGTCAAGCACAATTCACAGTCGAGCTATTCTCGGACAACATATACAGAGATGCAGCGACAGGACAACTAACTCCTGCACGTTCTATCACCTTCGTACCGAATGAAGCTGGCGCGTATGGTGCAGGTCAACAGGTGTACGGTGCAGGACGTAGAACACGCGAACAGAAGCTATGGCAGATGCCAGTTAAGTGCAAACTGCTTAAAGTACGCACAAGCGGAGAGAGTACACAATCACTCTCAATCAGCGCGTATAGCTTCCTGTATCAGAAAGGAAGTGTAGTGCGCGGCTAGTAGATTATACTATGTAAGGGGTTGACATATAAGGCAAAATGTGCTATGTCTTACTTATACACAACAAAGCGGATATTGGCTTCATCGCCGCTCGTCAGAGGGGTGATGTAAATGGTTGCTAATATACGCGGGTATACTCCTAACTACAATTTCAAACTTGTAAACTTCGACACGCCACGTTGGCATACACTTGAGTATGCTAACTGGTCGCAAGTCGATGCAATGTTCTTGCAACTAGGCACTCCACCTATACGTGGAGAGTGGCAGAACTCTATTCAGTACACAATAGGCGATAGAGTATTTGAAGCTGAAACATCACAACTGTATAGATGCCTTGTAACTCATACGAGTGCTGCTACTGGCACATTCGCTGCAGACCGTTTAGCTAATCCTAGTTACTGGATTATACAAGTACTAGGTGTGCCTCTGTTTAGAGGTGATTGGGTAGCCGACGTTGTATACGCGTTGGGCGATATAGTTGTAACTGGTGAATATCATTATCACCTGTGCGTCGTATCACATACATCTAGCGCTACCTTCCCTCCCGACGACGCGTTTTGGGTAACGGTCTTTGATGCCACTAATGTAGTGCTAGACACCGAAGCTGCAGCGACGAATGCAGCTAACAGCGCCGCCGCTGCTGCAGCTAGTGCGGCAGAGGCAGCAGTTAGTGCTGATGAAGCAGAACAGGCAGCTAGCGTAGCTGTGACTGCACAGAGTGCATTCAGGTGGAATTTCGACGCTTCAACAGTTGCAGCCGACCCCGGCATGGGTGAAGTACGCTTCAACAACGCTACCCTTATTAACATCACTCAGTTGATGCTGAGCGCACAGAGTGCTGACTTCGGCAATCCTAACGTGTCAGCTTGGGTCATCACTTGGGACGATAGTACTAACCTAACATCGCGCGGCAGTATCTACGTACGCAATGCTGTTGCACCTGAGAACTTCTTAGTGTTTGAAGTCAATGGTCCTGTCGTTGACAACGGTACTTGGCAATCTATATCTGTCAAGTACATCGCGCATGGTGGTGCTCTCGCTAACGGCGATAATCTTGCCATAGCATTCACGCGCACAGGTAACTCAGGAACAAGCGGTGCTGGCTCCGGTGACATGTTGAGCACCAACAATCTCAGCGATGTTGCCGACCCTGTAGCTGCTGCTGACAACATTGGTGTTGGTCCTACCGATACACCGCCATTTGTGCAAGTTGTACTTAGCAGTCCAGCTACTATACCCAACCATGCTACACGCAAAGAATATGTCGATAGCGCTGGCGCTGCTCTACAAGCAAACATTGACGCGAAGGCTCCACTAGCCTCACCAGCGTTCACTGGCAATCCTACAGCACCAACTCCGACTGCAGGAGATAATGACACTAGTATAGCAACTACAGCGTTCGTCACTGCTGCTGATGCTGCTGTAACATCAGCACTACAAACTAACATCAATGCTAAAGCTGATAAGACGTATGTCGATAGTGCCGATGCTCTCAAAGCCGACAAGACATATGTTGACAGCCAAGATGCTCTCAAAGCACCAATAGCTAGCCCGACATTCACTGGTGATCCTAAAGCACCAACACCTAGTGCCGGTGACAATGACACTACTATAGCAACTACAGCGTTTGTTCAAAATGCAGTCTCTCCTGCAACCGCTGCCGAATACGTCGCCAACTCCGCGCCGACAAAGATGCTCACGCCGGGAGCGGTGTGGGGTGTGGCAATGCAGGCACTTGCTGATGCAGCAACGGTCACACCTGATTTTGCTACCAGTATTGATTTCGTCTGGACGCTTGGTGCTGCCGGTCGAACATTGGCAAATCCTACAAACATAAAGACCGGGCAAAAGGGTATTATCTATCTTGTTCAGGACGCTACCGGAGGGCGCACTATTACAACGTGGGGCAGCTTTTGGAGATTTCCCGGTGGCGTGAAGCCAGTGTTGTCAACAGCACCTAATACGATTGATGCAATCTCTTATTGTGCGTTCAGCACAGGTCTTATCGCTTGCACCTTCTCGGCGGGGTTTGCCTGATGCTGCCGGGGAATACGCCAGCATTGTTTGGCAGGAGCTTTCTCGCTCCGTCGCAAGCCTACGGCAATGACAGCTACACCGTCAGTCTGCTGCACTTTGATGCACCTGACGCACAGATTAGCGTGGCTGGTCAAGGTTTCATCGACTACGCCTATGGTGCGCCATATCGCAGAAACGCGTGGGCCGTAGGACCGGGTACAAGCTCTCCGACAACGATTGTGAGCTACCCGTTCAATCAGGTGATGTATTTCCCCGGTGGCACCACCATCCAGTGCCCCGATCACGCCGACTTCGATTTCGGTGCAGGTGATTTTACAATCGACTTCTGGGCTGCTTTTAGTTCAACCACAGTTGACGGGGCGCTTCTCACCAAACAGCCAAACAGCAGCAGCTTCAGTCCGTTTCTGATTAATCAAGGCACAGGCGGTCAGCTTCAGTTCTACGCCAGCACCAACGGCTCATCATGGGACGTTAGCTTGAACCTCGCCAACGGTTTCTCTGCTGGCATTTGGTATCATTTCGCTGTTACGCGCTCTGGTTCGACATGGCGCACGTTCATCAATGGCGGCCTTGTTGCAACGGCAACCAACGCGCTCCCGGTCATTAAGACTGTAGGCACGCCTGTTACGATTGGAGGCTTGATCGGCTTCAGTTCAATGTTTGGCTTCATTGACGAATTTCGCATCAGCAAGGGCATTGCTCGTTGGACCGCCGCCTTCACGCCGCCCAATCAGCCGTACTACGCGCAACTCAATGGCGGCAATGACGCGGCAACCAAGTTGCTGCTGCATTTTGACAAAGACACTTTCACCTATGAGAGCGCTGCCGGTGCATTTAGTCCGCACCCTGTTAACAACTTTGGCGCAGGCCAGCTTGGCAGTCCGCACAACACTGCACGGACATTGAACGTGGTGCAGTTCACCAGCGGCACTCAGCGCATCACAATTCCCGGCAGCGCTGAAATCAATCCCTACCGCGGCAACTTCACCCTCGATTTCATGTACTACCGTAGCTCCAATGTGAGTAATGGCAACATTGTCGCCAAGCGCAGCAACTCAAGCCAGTTTGCTCCATTTGTGATTTACGACAACGGCAGCGGGGGGATCGGTCTGCTGATGTCGGGCAGTAGCGGCTCCACATGGGACATTAATACAACCGCCGCCAGCGGGATTGCACTCAACACATGGATGCATCTTGCGCTGGTGCGTGATGTCAACACCATCAACTTCTACGTCAACGGGACACGCACCTTCACGCAGACCATTGGCCTCACTGGTATCTTCTTTAGCAATCCTTCCGTCGACATGAACATCGGTGCCCTTACCGACACCCTGCCAAGCAACTGCTTGATTGACGAGCTACGCTATTCCGATGTTGCGCGTTGGAGCGGTGCATCGTTCACGGCTCCCGCCGCTGGCGGTGCGCCTTACGGCCCTGAGCGAGTTTCATCGTTGATCCTCGATACTGCCGGTGTTGGTCAGTGGTTGGTACCCGCCGACTGGAATAACGCCAACAACAGCATCGAGTGTATTGGTGGCGGTGGTGGTGGCACACTTGCAACTGGTAGCGGCGGCGCAGGAGGTGGTGGCTACTCCAAGATCATCAACCTAGCGCTAACACCCGGCACGTCAGTTCCATTTCAAGTCGGTGCGGGCGGCGGCAATGGAGCAGCGGGCGGTGATACTTGGTTTAACGGTGCATCGCTTGCGGCATCTTCAGTCGGCGCTAAAGGTGGAGCCACAAATTCCGCAGCTACCGGCGGCGCAGGTGGGGCTGCAAGTGGTGGCATCACGACTGGTACGGGCGCTGTGAAATACTCTGGTGGCGCGGGTGGCAATGCTGCCACCAAATCGGCGGCTGGTGGCGGTGCCGCAGGACCGAATGGCAATGGCGGTGCGGGTGGCAATGGTGGCGGTGCGAGTGGTGGCTCCGGTGGTGGAGGTGGCAATGGTGGCGGTACTGCTGGCGTAGTCGGTGGTGCTGTTGATGGCGGCAATGGCGGCAATAACTTTTCCGGCTCGGGTGCTGGTTTAGGCGCAACAGCGAGTGCGGCAGCAACAGCGGGCATTAATGGCGGTGGTGGAGGTGGTGCGCGCACCACAACATTCAT